CCCTAACATCCTGGGCAAGTCAAGTTGACTAACACGAGCAAGATACCTAAGAAAAGACACTCACATTACAAAGATCGGAGTCTCGGCCCCCCGCCTGTTGCTGCGGAAGTTGACCATGGTGACCATGTGTTCAATGGGGAGCCGAGACTCCGCCTTGTGCCTGTGAGGGACGTCTTACCCCAGGTGCCCTTTAGACTGGACGAGAGCAAGAAAATTGACGCTCCAGTCTACGCACCTGTGGATCAACTAGGTCCGGTTCTCTCTCAACAAGTACCGGTTGTCACTGGAAATGATATGTCGTCGATGTTGGCCGCTTTTAATAAGCGGTGCAATTTCCACAGTGATAAATCCATCGCTCCCAATATAGTGAAGCGGGCCAAGGAGTTAGCCCGCCTCGTCTTCCCGAAGACGCTTGCACCTTATGACTGGACACAGGACATTTTTGATCGCTGGGTTGTCAAGTTTGACTATGACAAGCAGCGCAGAATGCATGAGGCACTTGCACGTCTTCACGATTGTGACTTCCGCACCATCTCAACCAGGTCTCTTATGGTTAAGGGTGAAGTGCTTTTAAAACGGAATGACACATCATGGGCTCCGCGCATTATTTACGTAGGTTCCGATGAGTACAACGTCATCACAGGGCCTCTTCAGGATGAATTCAATAAACGTTTGAATTGCGCGTTGGACGAGTTCTCGTGCCCTCAGGTTGAGGGTGTTTGCTTCGCCTATACCAAAAAGGACCATGAAATTGCCAACTTCCTCAGTGGTCCTGGCAGGTTTTACGAAGGCGATTTCAGCGCAAATGATAAAAGCCAGCTGAGAGAAGTGCACGAGATTTTTGCCTATTGGTTGCGTGTTAGTAGAGCCCCGAAATGGTACGTGGAATTGTACAAACGTTTGTCATCAACCTTCGACGTTCGTTCCTACGAGTATGGTTTGTCGGCCACTTTATCTTATCAACTGGCCACCGGTGGTACAGACACTACTGGTAGGAACACGGTTTGGAACTTGTCGTTGTGGTATGCATTCGTTGTTGAAAAGAAGTACAAGAACACACGTGTAGCTGTGCTCGGCGATGACATTGCAGCTCGTACGCTGGAGAGTGGAATACGTGTGAACGATTGGGTAGATCATTGTTCTTCTGCCGGGATGCGCCTCAAGGCGCACGAGCGGAAGTTCTATTGTGACCTTACATTCCTCTCCCGGTTTTTTGTACCATGTGGAACCGAAAACGTCATGGTTCCTCTCATTGGCAAGGCTTTGTGCAGGTTCAATGCACGGGC